GCTGTTTGCGCTGCTGCTCATGGCGGTGTTTGCGGTTGCTGGGTACTTTGTTTGGCAGAACCAAGAACTGTTGATGGGCGCGTACAAAGAGTCTAAGAGAATGCCAAGCATTGTTGAGGACAGGGTGGAAGATGCTGCCGCCCACTTGTTTAAAACAACCAACGCTACCATTGTGGCTGTATTTAAAGTAAACCCCATGTTTGGAACCAGAGTGCTGTATCGTGCTTACACCAAAGAGGGTAGAGACAAAATCAATGATGGGCTTGATGTTGGGCTGTTTACTCAAAACCAAGCTAACAACGCTGATGTGATTAAGCTGATGGCAAGTGAGATTCCTTGTGGCGAGTACAAGTCAGCGCAATCTGAAATGGGTTTATGGTATATCGCCAAGGGGGTTGCCTACACTTGCCGAGTCAGCATCCCACCTGATCCAAGCCGGTTTGTTGGACAAATTACTGTGGGCTGGGATAATGAACCCGCTGACATTCAAGTAACAAGAACCATGATGGAAATTGCAGCAACCATGCTCAGTAAAAGCAAACAGTAAAGGATCAATATGCTGACACTACTCTCAACCTTAATCTCATTTCTGATGGGCGGTTTGCCCAAGATTTTGGAATTCTTTCAAGACCGGGCAGATAAGAAGCATGAGTTAAACCTTGCCCAGATGCAGATCACCCGTGAATTAGAGCTTCGTAAAGCAGGCTTTGAAGCCCAAGAGCGGATTGAGCATATCAAGTCAGAACAGTTGGCAACCGAGAGCGCAGCCAATACAACGCAGGTTCTGATTGGTGCTCAGCAAGCTGAAATGCAGGCGATCTACGCCCACGATACAAGTTTAAACGAGGGGACTTCTACATGGATGAAGAACCTCCGAGCTTCTGTTCGTCCCGTTATCACATACGGCTTCTTCTTCTTGCTACTGTTTATTGACATTGGCCTGTTTGCCTACGGCTGGAACAGCGGTGTGCCGTTTACAGAGCTGGCCGAGATGCTGTGGGACTCTGACACCCAAGCTCTGTTTGCTTCTATTATTGCTTTCCACTTTGGTGGCCGGGCGTTTGGCAAATGAAAATAAGCCCTAAAGCTATCAAGATGGTGATGCACCACGAGGGCGTGAGGCAGAATCCCTACAAATGCCCAGCCAAGCTCTGGACTGTGGGGGTTGGGCACGTAATGTTCCCCGAGCAGGGCAAGCTTAAGATAGACCAGCGGGATGCTTTTGTGCCACCGCCAGAGGCCATGCGTAAACACTCAATGGAGGAAGTCGATGCAATACTTAGGGCAGACCTTGCTCGGTTTGAGAAAGGCGTGGCTACTTATTGTCCTGTGCCTCTTACTCAAGGACAGTTTGACGCATTGGTATCTTTTGCTTTCAATGTAGGGCTTGGCACTCTCCAGCGCTCAACTCTGCGCCAAAAGGTACTGCGTGGTGATATGGCCGGTGCAGCAGAAGAGTTGTTGAAATATTGCATGGCGGGGGGTAAAATTCTCAAAGGGCTACAGAATCGCCGTATTGACGAGCGGGCCGTGTTTCTATCCTAGGACTGCCGATGCCACTACAAAAAATACTGTTTAAGCCGGGCGTCAACCGGGAGAATACTAGATATACCACCGAAGGTGGTTGGTATGACTGCGACAAAGTTCGGTTCCGGCAAGGCACGCCAGAAAAGATTGGCGGCTGGCAACGCATCTCTGCAACAACATTCTTGGGTGTATGCCGCTCGCTTTGGAATTGGGTAACGCTTGGTAGCCAGAACCTTTTGGGCGTGGGCACACACCTTAAGTTTTACATCGAGAATGGCGGGGCGTACAACGACATTACACCCCTACGCTCAACTGTACAAGCTCCTGTAACGCTAAACAATCCATTTGATACTACATCTGGGTCAGCCGTTATTAACGTCAATGACACTGCCCACGGCTTACTTACTGGTGACATTGCTAACTTCTCTGGTGCTGTTGCGGTCGGTGGAATTCCGGCAGAAGTACTTAATACCAATCACACCATAACGTATGTTGGAGCTGATGACTACACAATTACCGTGTCTGTTACGGCATCATCCACTGTGGCAGGCGGGGGCGGTGCATCTGTTTTAGCAACATATACAAAGCTTAGCGTTGCACTGACAAACCCATTTGCTACGACATCAGGCTCTACCACAGTAGTTGTAACGGATGCTACGGGCGGCTATACCAACGGCGCTTTTGTGACTTTCAGTGGCGCAACGGCTGTGGGCGGCTTGACCCTTAATGGTCAATTTCAACTTTCAACGATTGGCGTAAGTACTTCTACATACAACATCACAGCGTCTTCTCCAGCTTCTTCTACCGCTACAGGTGGGGGCGCGGCTGTTGTGGCTGCGTATCAAGTCAATCCCGGCCCTGAGTATGCCGTGCCTTTAGTGGGTTGGGGTGCTGGTGCTTGGGGTGCTGGTACATGGGGTATTGGTGCTACATCTGTAGATGCTTTGCGTATTTGGAACCAAAGTAACTTTGGTCAGAACTTGATCTTTGGCCCACGCGGTGAAGATATTTACTACTGGGACGCGGCTACTAGTTTGACAACCCGTGGCGTGTTGCTTTCTTCCCTTGCTGGCGCATCTGATGTTCCGTTACATCAAAACTTCTTGCTGGTCTCAGACACCAGCCGCTTTGTACTTGTCTTTGGCACAAACGAAATTGGCGACACGATCCTTGACCCGATGCTGATTCGTTGGTCTGACCAAGAAGATGCTGTGCAGTGGACACCTGCAATTACCAACCAAGCAGGTAGTGTTCGTCTCTCGCACGGCTCACGCATCGTGACAGCTTTGCAGTCTCGTCAAGAGATTTTGGTTTGGACAGACTCTTCTTTATATTCGCTCCAATACCTTGGCCCCCCATACGTGTGGAGTTCACAGCTTCTTGCCGACAGTATCTCTATCGTAGGCCCTAGCGCTGCCGCCATTGCCTCGGGTGTCACGTACTGGATGGGCGTGGATAAGTTTTACAAATACGATGGTCGCACACAAACCATGCGCTGTGATCTGCGGCAGTACATTTTTAGCGATATCAATACGGCTCAGTATGAGCAGGTGTTTGCAAGCACCAACGAAGGTTTTAATGAAGTCTGGTGGTTTTACTGCTCTAGTAATTCAAATGCTATAGACAAGTACGTTGTGTACAACTACGAAGAAGACATCTGGTACTACGGTATGATGGCGCGTACAGCTTGGCTTGACTCTGGTCTTCGCAACTACCCCCTTGCCGCTACGTACAACTACAACGTGGTGAACCATGAACAAGGCGTAGACGACAACGCTACTGGTACTGCTTTGCCAATCGAGGCGTACATCAGTTCTTCACAGTTTGATATTGGTGACGGCCACAATTTTGGCTTCGTCTGGCGTGTTCTGCCCGACATCACGTTCCGTGGTTCCACAGCCGCAAGCCCACAGGCTACGATGTATTTGCAACCCTTGCAGAACTCAGGCTCTGGGTACAACAACCCACAATCGGTTGCCGGTAGTAGTAGTGGCGTAGTAACACGCACAGCGGTCATTCCAGTAGAAGAGTTTACTGGGCAGATCAACACCCGTGTGCGGGGCCGTCAGATGGCGTTCAAGATTGACTCTACTGCGCTTGGCGTAACGTGGCAGTTGGGCGCACCGCGTATGGACATTAGGCCGGATGGCCGAAGGGGTGGTTAATGGCACAAGCAAACGTTATAGCCCCACGCTTACCCAACCCGCCCAAAGAGTACACGCAAGCCTACATGGAGCAACTCCTGCGGGTGATGTTTTTGTATTTCAATCAGTTGGATAATCCGGGGCCAATCTCTGGCGCAACACAGCGTAATGGCACTAAAATAACAGCAGGTCTGAGCTTTTCTCAACCTGACCCCACTACGCCAAATACCTATGTGATTAGTTTGCCAACTCAAGCTGACTACGCTAACCTACGAGTGGGAGATGTTTACTATGACACTACCGCCGGAAACGTACTGAAAGTAAAGGTCTAACATGAGCCTTCAAGCCCTTGCAACTAACATGGCCTCCCAAGGCCGAGGCCCAGACTCGATGCTGGTGCACATGGCACCTCGCGAAGTTGCTGGACTCCAGTCTTTGGCCATGGCTCATGGCGGCTCTTTGACTATTAACCCTACTACGGGTTTACCCGAAGCTGGCTTCCTGTCTAACTTACTGCCAACTTTGATTGGTGCAGGTTTGTCTATTGCTTCTGGCGGTGCGCTGACTCCCTTGATGGCCGCAGGTATTACTGGAGCCGGATACGGTGTTGCTTCTGGTAGCTTGAAAAAGGGTTTGATGGCTGGCTTGGGCGCTTACGGCGGTGCAGGTCTTGGCTCTGGTCTTTCTGCCGCTGGCGCGGCTGAAGCTTCTATACCCGGAGCCGCCCCTGTCTCTGCTGAAGCAGCAACTTCATTCACAACTGACCCGTCTGCTTACAGCAAGTTTGCGCCTACTGAGTCAAGTTTTGGCGCGTTTGGTGAAGCCAAGGGAGCGCTAGCTTCTACGCCAACAGGCGGCTCTTCATTGTTTGGCACTGTCACAAATGAGGTAGGACAGCCTTTAAGCTTTGATGCCGTAGCCGCAGCCCCTGCGCCTACTACTCCGATGGCAACAGTCACACCTGCCCCTTCTAGCTATTCGCCTGCATACGGAACAGAGTCAGCGCGCAACGCATTTCAAAGTCAAGCCGCAGATGCGACCATGACAGACAACTTTAAGCAAGCCGGTAGAGGTCTGAAGAGTCTGGTGGACAGCCCAGCAGGGCGCGACGCGTTCCTTGGACAAGCCGCCAAAGATGGCGTGGAAGCCACTGGCGTTGGCGGTTTAAAAGGATTGGCTAAATACGGATCAGCGGCATTAGCAAACCCACTATTGACCCCACCTTCAGGCTCAGGATACAAATCTGACTCCGAGCAGTACAAATACGAATATGACGTAGGCCGCAACCCCGATCCACAGGGTAGTTATACCGGCGCACCTACAGGTGAGCGCCAATGGTTTGCGCCAAAGTTCAGACGCCTGTATGCAGAGGGTGGTCAAACAAAGTCATCGGATGATGCTCTAAGATACTTAACAAGCACAGACCCAACAGGCAGAACCAATGACCTGACAGGCGCGTCTCGTCAAGCGTACGACTACTTAATGGGCAACGGCCCCGGCTATCGCCCCCAAATTCAAACGCAATCTTCTTTGCCAAAAGCCCGTATTTTGACCGATGATGGCGGTGGTGGTGATGGCGGTGGCGGTGCTAGCTCCTCCATGGGTACTGCAAGTGTGGGTAATACCCCTTCAGTTGGAATCGACCCGTACGACCAAGCTGGTCAAGATGCTGTCAGTAAACTTGAGCGTGAAATAATAGACACAGACGATGAGCTAGGGTATTTAACTGGCAATAAGCCAGATTCTATGCCTGAGCTTGAGCCACCACCATTTGAGCCTGATAATTCTGGCTTTTATAACTCAGAATTTAATACGTCTAGGGACATTGACGATGCGTCAATCAGCGAAGGCGTCCGTGACTCAGATTTTGTCCCAGCTAACCCCAGTGATTTTGGTGAACTTGCCCCTGCTTCTACCCTTGCAGACGATGCAACCATTGCTGTAGATGTACCAAATGATGGCGTCACTGCCATGGATAACGGCAATACACAAGTTGACATGGATCCGATTGTTCAACAACAACCTGCCGCACAAACTACTGTTCAAGATACGCCAGACGGCGGCGCTATTGTGACTGCGCCAGATACAACAGTTGTGGAAACACCGGCAGAAACTACTCGCTCAATGCAGCCTACGGTTGTGGAAACACCCGTTGTAGAAACGCCTGACGGCGGCGCTATGGTAACTGTGCCTGACGTTGAAGTAGGTAATGCCGGTGGTGATTTTGGCGATAGTGGCAGTTACGAAGGGTTTATAGGTGATGACGATAATATTGACGAAGACCGCTACGATTACGCCGGTAACGCCAACGGCGGCTTAATGGGCTACGCCATGGGCGGTATGCCCGGCTACGCTATGGGGGGTATCAGCAACCTAGGCAGCTACTCTGATGGTGGCCGTTTGCTCAAAGGCCCCGGTGATGGCGTGTCCGACAGCATCCCTGCCATGATTGGTAAGAAGCAACCCGCACGCCTTGCCGATGGTGAGTTTGTGATCCCTGCACGTATTGTGTCTGAGTTGGGCAACGGCTCAACTGATGCGGGTGCTCGCAAGCTGTATCAAATGATGGACAGAATCCAAGCCGCACGTAAGAAAACCACAGGTAAAAACCGTGTTGCAGTTAACAGCCGTGCTGATAAGATGATGCCCGTATGACATACGAATTTAGTGTTGAAAAATTCACCGACACATACAGGGAGCTAGAGCCCCTGTATCGGCAACACTACGCCGAAATGCAAGAGCGTTTAAAGGGTGACGGCGTTGAGATTTCTCCGTACAATCCACGCTTACATGAGTATGGTGCGGCTTGTGAGCGCGGAGATTTGCTGACTTTTGTGCTACGGATTGATGGTGTAGCGTGTGGCTACAGTAACGTGTACCTTACACGGGACATGCACAACCAAGATTTAATTGCACAAGAAGACACAATTTTTGTGACTAAAGACCACCGTAATGGTGTTGGCAAGAAGCTTGTGAACTACGCCCTTGGCGAATTGCGTCAACGAGAAGTAAAGCGTGTGCTTGTTTCTGCCATGACTGATTTACGCGTTGCAAAACTTTGGAGCCGTATGGGTTTCAAAGAAGTTGCTACTCAAATGATTTACACCTTTTAAGGTACAGCTATGTGCTCATCATCCCCACCAGCAACGTCGACTCAAGTATCTGATGTACCAGATTGGGCTAAACCGTATGCCAAGGAAATACTTGGGCAGGGTTCTGCGTTAGCGCAAACGCCATATCAGACGTTCCAACAAGACCGTCAAGCACAGTTCACACCACTGCAAAAGCAAGCGTTTACTGCCGCTGGCAATCTTAGTTACGACCCCTACTCAACAGCCGCCGCACAAGGGCTACAAGGTTTAGCTCAAAAGGCAGGCGACTATCGCTACACCCCCGAAAAATTCGGTAACGCTTACACAAGCCCGCAGGCGTACAACCCATCACAGTTCAATGCTCAGCAAGTAAACGCGCCTCAGTTGCAGAACTATCAGATGCAAGGCCCTCGAGATGTACAGGGTCAGCAAGCTACTGCCGCTCAGTTAGGTGCGGCTCCTACGGCTCAAGCCGCTATGGGAACAGCCGCACAAGCAGGCCCTTCCGAAAGAATCAACGCCGCGCAGTTCCAAGGCCCAGCCGCTCTGCAAGCAGAAAGAGTCGCCGCCGAGCGAGTCAATGCGCCCCAGTTGCAGCAGCTGCGTATGGACGCCGCCAGAGATGTGACTTCTCAGGGCGTTCAGTCACGCGACATTCAAGCCGCACAATCTGGCTACAATCCACAGCTTCAGCAGTTCCAGATGGGGCCAGCCGAGCGCATTTCTGCACAAGACTTTGGTCAAAAAAGTGCCGAGCAGTACATGTCTCCCTACATGCAAAGCGTGGTGGGTATTCAGCAACGGGAAGCTCAACGTGCGGCAGACATTGCCAGAACACAAACCAACGCACAGGCTGTTAAAGCTGGCGCGTTTGGCGGTAGCCGCCAAGCCATTATGGATGCTGAAGCTGCTCGTAACTTAGCTACCCAAAAGGGTGATATCCAAGCCAAGGGGTTGCAAGACGCATACTCACAAGCACAGACCCAGTTTAACGCTGACCAAGCGCGTCAGATGCAAGCCGCTGGACAAAACCAGCAAGCAGGTTTAACTGTTGGTCAACAAAACTTAGCCGCCCAGTTGGGCGTTCAGCAGTTGGGTGCAGGTCAAATCGGTCTGCAAACTTCTCTGGCTAACCTGAACAACCAACAGCAAGCCGCTGTTCAAAACGAAGCTAATCGTCTGCAAGCCAGTGGCATGTCTTCATCTCAGGCAATGCAGGCAGCGTTGGCAAATCAAGCCAACCAACAACAAGCTAACTTGCAAAACTTAAGCGCGGGTCTTCAGACCCAAGGCTTGGGTGCGCAGACAGGTATGCAAGCACAGCAACTGAACCAAGCTACAGGTCTTCAGGCTTTGTTGGCTAATCAGTCTGCTGGATTGCAAGCGGGTCAAGCCAACCAACAGATGCAATACAACACGGGGTTGCAAAACGCCCAGATGCAACAACAAGCAGCGCTGGCTAATCAAGCTTTGGGCGGTCAATACGGCCTGCAAAACGCACAGATGGCACAGCAAACTGGCATGGCTAACCAAGCCAACCAACAGCAAGCTAATCTGGCTAACCAGTCTTTGGCTGGGCAGTACGGTCTTCAGCAAGGCCAGTTCAACCAAGCCGCGGCTATGCAGAACCCTCAGTTGGCGCAGCAAGCTATGCTAGCTAATCAGAACATGGGCTTTAACGTTGGCAACGCAAACCTGCAAGCTAGCTTGGCTCAACAGCAACTCGGTTCTGGTCAGAACATGCAGGCTCAACTGGCTAACCAGCAGTACGGCCTAAACGCCCAGCAAATGGCAGAGCAGTCTCGCCAGTACGGTTACGGCCAGCAAATGAGCAACGCGCAGAATCAAGCGCAGTATGGCCAAGCGGCAAACCAACTTAACGCACAGCAAGCGCAATATGGCGCAGGTTTAGGTCTGCAAGGTTTGCAAGCGGGTATGTCTGGCTACCAGAATCTTGGTGCGCAGGGTCAAAACCTGTACAACCAGAACATGGGCAACATTGGTATGCAGAACCAGTTCGGCACGCAGCAACAGCAGCAGATGCAGAACATTCTCAACAACCAGTACACGGACTTCCAGAACCAACAACGTCACCCATACCAGCAGCTTGAGTTCCTATCTGGCCTTATGCGCGGCACGCCTATGGGAACGGTTAATACGATGTACAACAGCGCTCCGTCCGTTGCGTCTCAACTAGCAGGTTTGGGTACAGCCGCGTATGGCGTAAGTAGAATTGCTAAAGGCGGTAGGATTAAAGAGCGTCCAGCGGGTCTGGCTGAGTTGGCCATTGCGAACATGGCGTAAGGAAAAATATGGCAATCCCAAACGTTAACCAGATTACGTCCACTTTGCGCACAATGGGCGACAGGCAGTTGCAGCAGTATGCTGCGATGCACAAGAACGACCCGTACATTTTGCCTATGGCTATTGCGGAGAGTAACGCCCGTAAGCAGATGCGTGCGCAAGCACAGGCTAAGATGGCCGCGCAGCCCCAACAGAAAGTAGCCGACGCAAGTATTGCAGAAATGGCGGCTCCTGCACAACTGCCCGAAAACCAAGGAATTGCACAGATACCTGCACCCAATATCCGGAACATGGCCGGTGGCGGTATCGTGGCGTTTGCTGATGGCGGATCCGCTGATGAAGACGCGATGTACTCCGGCGAACCTGTGGTACGCATGGCTGCTGGTGGGGTGCCTAGTTTTGCTATTGGTGGGTGGAATAACGCACGCTTTTTGGAGTATTTAAAGCAAAACGGATTGACGGCTAAATTTGCCACAGGTTCTGAAGCCGAAAAGAAAGCAATTGTTGATGCATTTGGTGACGCCACTTCTGGCCCACAAAAAGCCGCAGCACCAGCACCAGCACCAGCACCAGCACCAGCACCAGCACCAGCACCAGCACCAGCGGCATCGACAGGACTAGAATCTAGAAAAACTTATGCGCCAGCAAAAGAGGCAGGCAAGGCCGCTTTACCTTATTTGCAGAAAGCAGGAAGTGCTATAAAAACAGGAGCTGTGCCTGTGCTAGGTGCGGGGCTTTCCGCTGCACAAGGCGTGTCTGAAATTGATACGGCAGAAAAGTTTTTAAATGATCCAAACGTACCCGCTTTTGAGAAGGCAAAGCAGTTTGGACGCACTGCTACGCGCGCAGCTCTTCCAGTCGCTGGTGGAATTGTTGGCTCTGGTATTGCGCCGGTTGCTGGAACAATTGGCGGCGCGGCGGTTGGTACAGGACTTGCTGCAATAATTGATGCTGAAGGAGACGCGCTTAAACGTTATCGCGCAGTCAATGAACCAAGCAAAGGCCCTACAGCTACACAAAACCGCGCAGCGTTAAACCAATCAGAAGCAGCCGCACGCAACGACTCAAACACTTACGGCCAATCTGCTCCTAACCCGGCTACAAATGCGGCTGCGGCTACAGCAGGAACAACTAATGCCGCAAAACCATCATCGGTCTTATCGGGCACTGCGCTGTCTGGAGGCAGAGCCGGTGCTGGCACTGCGGGTGGAACAGCTTCTGTTGCAAGCAACAACCCGTTCAGCATGGAATCAATTCAGGCAGCGCAAAAGAAAGCATTTGGTAATACGGACTATGAAGTTGGCGCACTTCGAAACCAGCTTGCAGAGCTTAAGTCACGTACGGAACAACGTGCTCAAGAGGCTTTAGACAGACGGGCCAAAGAAGTTACAGAAGAAGGCGACGTCTACAAAGACCGGTCTGACCGTCTTGTTGAGCGCGGCAAAAAACTTGAATCGCAAAAAGACCAGAATACGGGGCTGGCTTTGTTAAATGCTGGATTGGCCATTATGTCCACACCGGGCAGTCTTGCTACTGCAATTGGTAAAGGCGCACAAGTAGGCACTGCACAGTACGCCGCGGGTCTTAAAGATTTGCGGGCTGCGCAAGAGCGACTTGACGAAGCCAATGACCGTATTGAAGATTTGCGCATGAATCGTAAAGACCTTAACAAGCGCGATATCCGGGCACTGGAAAAAGAACGGGACAACGCGTTGGCAGATGGCGAAAAACTTACTTTTGCTTTTGCTAAAGACATTTACGGGCTTAACCGTAAACAGGCGGATGATGTGTTTTCTCAGTACTTACAGGGACAGAAAACAGTTTACGAACAAAGCGAACAAACCAAGCGCACAATGGCGACTATCAGCGCGTCTAACGACACGCGCACCAAACAAATTTGGGCGGGGCTCATGCAGAAACACGGCAACGATCCTGTAGCTGCGGCAGTAGAGTACAACGCGCTTGAGCAAGGCGATAAACCGTTACAGGCAGCAGAAAAACTTGTGCAAGATCGTGTTGGAGAGTGGGAAAAAGCCAACAAAATGCAGTTAAACTTAATGCCTACCCAAGCGGAACGCGACGCGGCTTTGAAGAGCGCAACACAACGTATCCGCAACGACATCTACACACAGATGAAATTAAAGTCTACAATTGGGGCAGGCGGATCCAGTACTGCTGGATTCAAATTCTTGGGGGCTGAATCCCCGTAAAAATTAGGACAAGCAGCAATGCCCATATACAAAGTTGAAGGCCCAGATGGGCGTATATACAAAGTTGAAGGGCCTGCTGGCGCTTCTGAAGCCGACATTCTGAACTACGTTGCAACGCAAGTAGCCCCAACCCTTGCGGCAAAAGAAGAAGAAAAACCTAAAAAGAAAACCGGCATTGGAGCCGCGCTAGGTAAAGGCGTTGAATCCTTAATCTCTAGTGGACGCACAGGCATTAGCGCCTTGATGGGGTCTCCCGAAGAAGCCGCCCGTGCCGGACTTGCCCGTGGCGCAGACATGGGACAGCGCTACGAAGACCAAGTTAGCCTAGAAAAAGTCCAACAAGCATACCGTGAACGCGGCATTCTGCCCGCCGCAGGCGAAGCTATCAGCCAAATTCCTGCCGCTATTGCTGAACAGCTACCCAACATAGGTACTACTTTAGCCAGTGCTCGTGCAGGCCAAGCCGCTGGTGCAGCGTTTGGCCCTATGGGGCGGGTGGTGGGCGGTTTAGGCGGTGCTGCTTTGCCCGGCCTTGTGCAGATGTTTGGTAGCAATATTGAGCGTCAAGCGGCTGAACAGCAAGAAGCAGGTACTCCTATTTCAATTGACCGCACTGCTGCCGCTGCCGCTGCCGTGCCTCAAGCCGCTCTTGATGTGGCTGGTACGTTTATCCCGTTGGGTGGACGTCTTGTTAGTAAACTGACTGGGATTCCGGCAGAAGCACTGCTGGGTAAATCTGCCGCACAAGTTGCAAAACTAGCAGACGAAAGGCTATTGGCTACTCTTGGTAAAGGTGTAGCCACAGGCGCTGTTGCTGAAATCCCAACGGAGATTGCGCAACAAATGCTGGAGCGTGCGCAAGCAGGCTTGTCTTTATCTTCTCCAGATGCACTAAAAGAATACGGTGAAACTGCCTACCAAGTCGGTTTGCTTGCTCCTATTGGCGGAGTTGGTCGTTTAGCAGACAGATCAGCGGCTCGTGGTGAGCGTGCTCAGCAACAGGAAATTGCGCGTCAAGAAGAACAAATGCGCCAGCTTCAAGAACAAGAAGCAAGAGAACAACAAGCCGCCCAAGATAAAGCGTTGGCTAAGCAACAAGCCGCTGACGCTAAAGCCGAAGAACTACGTTTAGCCCAAGCTAGAAAGCTGGGCACGCCTGAGTTGCTGGCGCAAATGGGCGATGAAACGATTGTAGGCAAGTTTTCTGAACTGCCTGACGCAGAGCGTGCTCGTACTGAACAGCTTAATAACATAGCCAAGCAGTTGGGCTATACCGATGACGAGATCTCAGGACAGACGCCTGAAGGTCTACAGAGCATGTTGCGTGAGCGCGCGACTACAGACTTAGAGCAAGCTAGACGTGTAATCCCAGACTTGCAGAAACAACTGCAAGACGTTAGGGCTAAGCAGAACATGCAGAGAGCGTTGGATAAAGCATTGGCTGACGGCGACTTTGCTAAAGCCCAAACACTATCCGCACAATTAGAAAAACTGCAGACTACACCAGCAGGATTTGATCGAATTATCTCACTGTCAAAACAGCTTGAGAAAATGGTGCCAGCGGAAGAGAGCCTCAAAAGTACACTTAAACAGTTAGACAAACTGTCCCCTGCCGAAGCTGACCTAGGTTCGGTACGCAAAGCGCTGGATAAAGCGTTGGACAACGGCGACTTTGCCAAAGCCCAGACATTAGCCGCACAGTTAGAAAAACTAGAAACTACACAAGCTGGCCTTGGCCGTAAGCTTCCCGGTGAGGTGATGCCGCGTAACATCCGTGCACTGCCTACTGAACAAGTGGATATGTTTGGCGCTGACTTTCAAAAGCAGTTGGACATTAAAGACCAACAGCAGGCACAGCAAGACATTGAGCAAATTACTGAGAAGCAGCCTGAGTTGCAAATCAACCGTGACGAAGACTTGTTTGCTGCCGAGCAAGAATACGAAGAAAGCATTAAAGCTAGAGAAGAGGGTAAGAAAAAATCTTTAACTCCTGAAGAATATGCTGATTCGTTGCGTCGTGGTGTTGACCCCGACTACGTTGGCCCAGAGCCAGCAAAAGGACAAGCCGCGCCTAAAGTTTTGTACCGTGAAGTGCCGCAAGAAAGAGCGCCTACTGATGTCCGAACACTACTGTCTTACCCACCAGCCGGCAAACTTCCTACAGGCCCCACTGTACGCATACCTTACATCGTTGATGAGAAGGGCGTTAGCCGTGACTTGTCAGAGAAGGAAGCCAAAGAGCTGTTGGCGCAAGAACCCAAGGTTGCAAAGACGGGCGTTGACGAAGCAATTGACTCAGGCATCATCAACTCAGAAGTCAAAGACATTCTTGGCCTTAAAGGTCTAAGCAACAGAAAGCTTGACCTGAACGTCACCGAAGACGCAAACTTTGTTGAAGCTCGGCTGCGTGAAAAGTTAGACACCAGCAAAAAACAAGCGCAGGAGTTACTCGATCAGTACATGGCTGATCCGTTTGCAGAAAACAATCTGTACGATACCGAAGGCAACCTGTCGGAGAAAGCCAAGGAAGTTCTGTGGCGTGACATGCAAGCGCAGGAACTTGAGCGCCTACTAAACCACATTCAAGAAGGTAAACAGCGCCGTCGTACCGAAGGCATTGAAGAAAAGTTTGCCGAAAAGATTGTTTCTGCTCCCAAGCGCACAGTGTCTATTGACACTACCCTGCCGCCCATCGAAAAGATGGAGGCCAAAGACGCCAACGAGTTGGCACAAGTCATGGGAGTTAGCGGTGCGGCAGAACTTAAAACTTTAGACAACGAAGTTATTAGTTTACAGCGGCATTCGCTGGAAGCCAAGCGTCAAAAAGAAAGTAAAGACAATGCGTACGACAGGCTGATTGAAGCGCTAGAAGCACAACGTACAGCTAAAGACGCTCCGCACAAATACGACTTAGTGCGTCTAGCTAAGATACGCAACGAATACGTACAGACCGCACTAAAAGAAGCTGCGCACCTGCGTGCGGCTAAAAGACAGCCACCACTGTCCAGCGCTCAGATTCTGCAAGCTACAAACGACATATATGAGTCGCTCAAAGAGTTGAGCACTCGCTACCCAGCCAAGCCTGTTAAAGAAACAGTTGTTACCAGAGTCAACAAATTGCAGCAAATGCAAGAACAGTTGGCTGGCATGGAAGAAGGGCTTAAACGCGACAAGCTGATAGCTGACATTAACAAACTGGTGGAAGTACAGCAAAGACCGGTTCGCAACAAGATTAAAGCCAAACAGCAAGAGTTGGTGCGTCTGCGCGATCAGATGGAGCGCTATCGCCGTCAAGAATTGGAGCCTGCACGCCAGAAATGGTTGGCTATGCCAGAGGGCCCAATTGATAGTCCCGCATACAAAGCGCGTGAAGAAATGCAAAAGCGCTATTTGTTGCGCAAAAAGAAGTTTGATTCTTTTGCAGAGCACGACTCTAGAGTAACGCAAGACATTACAGACCTGATGAAGCGTCTGGAAGAGCCGCAGTTTACCCGTGGCAAGAGAGCAAAAGACATACGTCCTGCAAGCCAGCGTCCGTTTGCTTCCCCCCAGAAGGCGCTTGAAACTCTTAAGGAACAACTGGAAGCTGCTGAAGCTAGGCTGTTGGAAGCGCCTGCACGTAAACGTGTAGAAGTGTCTGAGATCGAGCGTCGTCAGGGGTTGCTAGCGCAGATCAAAGAAAAACAAGATCAGCTTGATGCGTTGAAAAACAAGCAAGGTGAAAACGAAAACCGTGCACGACTGACTAAAGAAATCCAAGGACTGACTGCCCGTTACAACAAACAGCAAGCAGAACTTGGTGAGCGCCAGAAAGCGCCTGAGACACCGCTTAACTTTAAAGATCGTCGCGACGAAGCCGCTGAGTTGGAAACTCAGATTAAAGAAGCGTTTGCCGCCAAAGACTACGATAAGACAGCCAAACTGCTTGCTCGTATGCAGCAGTTGGATTTGGGCGAAGACTTAGCGTCTGAGCTTGGCACTGATCTTGAGTACAACCAGCGGGTGCTGGAGCGTGCTATCAGAGACACGCAAGGCGAACTTGACGCTCTCGTGGGTATTGCCCCCGGCAAAGAAGTTAAAGTTGGTGCAAAAGTCCCGCGCCGTGGTTTGTCTGAAGAGCAGCAACAGGAACTTAAGCGTCTCAACAAGCGCATGGAAGCGCTACAGAAGAGCCTTGCACAAAATCAAGCATCGCTTGACGACATCGGGCTCTTTGCCGCAAAGGGTGTCGATACTACAACAGGCGATCTGTTTGCCCCTGCAGCCGAGCAAGGCGTTATCTTTGAAACTCCAGAACAGTTCTTGGGTTCTTCTAAATACGGCAAGATTGCCAAGCTACGTAAAGAAGCAAATCGCCTTACCAGCATCCTGCCTGTGCGGTTTGAAGATTTGCAAAAGGCGCGTACTGATTACGTGACAGCCCTTAGCGCATTGGAAAATTTACGCAAACGACCTGAATCTACGCAGTTTAATTACTACGGTGAGTTGTCAGGCCAGTATAAGTTTCAAGCAGACAAGATGCGCGAAAAAGCGCTTGAAACTAACGCGGAAGCTGTCGCATCAAGAAGTGATTTGTTACAGCGTAAGGCAAATTTATACAGAGACGAATCCAAGCGCTTGCAAGCGCGTTCTGATTTTTACGAAAAACTGTCTACAGAAGCTAAGCTGCTTGATATAAGCAAATACTCTGAAGACCTTCAACCGCTTGTGTTAGAAGCCAAGGCGCTTGGTTTGAACATTGAAAATGAAAGCCGTGAAATTGGCTTGTCGATGGCGCAGAAGAACGTTGATCGTTTAAAAGCTGCTATGACTGACATGGATGAGTTAGCCCGTAAAAACGGCATGACCGAACCCGTAGTCAAAGAAAAACCAGCGGACATCCCCAAAGGCGACGCGTTCCAAGCAAAAATGGGCGCGGTTAATAAACAAATTGCGGCCGTGCGCAATCGCATGAAAGGCGAAGAGCCAGACCAGCGCGCGCAATCTGAGTTTGAAATTGAAAGTTTAGAAGCTTACAGAGCCGAGCTAGAGACTGAGCAGTTTATGCGCACGGCTGAAGGCCGTCTTGTGCAACTCCGTGAAAGTTTCATGGAAGAGTACAGCACTGATGTTAATCCAGCAGAACCATTTAAAACGGCTTTGGGACGCGCCAGAGAACGAGCAAGAGAGCAGGAGCAAAAACAAACACAAGAAAAAGCAGACTTGATTGAGTCTTTGCGGGAAAGCCGCGGAGAAGTGTTTGACGCTATTAACCGGATGTCTAGGGCCGCGCCCCCTACAAACAAGCAAGCGTTTCTTGACTTCAACATGGACTTGTATGAGTTGCGTGAGCAACTGGCTTCTATTGACGCGAACATTAAAGAAGCCGAAAGCAAAGTCATTGAGGTTACAGAAGCCGAAGTTGAAATGTTTCGCCGTGCCGACAGTGCATTGCAAGATGCGTGGGCCAAGCTCAAAGCTGCTGAGAAAGCACTTACATACAAAGATGAAAAGAAAACAGCGGATTTAGCTAAACGCCGTAGCGCACTTATTTTGTCTCAGAAAGCTGTAGACAACGCTAAAGAAGCCGCGCGTTTAAGTGCTAAAGCTCAGCAAGAACGCATCCAAACAGGCGCAGGTATACCCAGCACCAAGGTCACCCGCGTCAAAGCTTTGAGCGAAGAAGGCCGCAAGGCAGCTTACGCTTCTGGTAGGTTTGGTGAGTCCCGCGAAGTTCAAACTATGAACGCTGGCTGGACTGTGGAGTACACAGCCGACGGCCCCGTTTTTAATTACAACCCTAAAGACGACTCAGAAGCTACGGCTGCGGACAAAAAACGTAAGAACGTTACGGCTAAGAAAGCGTACGACTCGCTTAAGAAGGCCCGCAAAGCGTACAGAAATGCGCTTACAACACTAGACCAACGCCGTATTGACGTAGCCAAAGAGAAACTGGATGCCCAAGAACTCTTTATGGAAGACTTGGCAGGCGCCCGGTTTGTGTCTGTAAAAGAAGTGGTTGGTTCTACGCCCACAGAACTAGATACTAAATGGCAGGTTTCTCAGGAAATTAACCGTTTGCCTAAGAAAGACATCAAGACGTACACCGATGCGCGTGCTGAGCAAGAGAAGCTACGCAAAGAAATTGAGCATGTACGTACGCTTAAAGGGCAGACAGAGATTAGCCAGCAACGCACAGCAGTGCGTAACGTTCAAAACCAATACGACAAGATTGCTTACGAGTTGTCTGAAGTTAAGCGTAAGCAGGAGTACGACATCAGCACGCTCAGCGAGTCGGCTTACGACCGCCGTGTTAAAGATTTGACGCAACAACTTGACAAGACCAAGGCGCGGTTGGCTGAACTGTCAACACGTTTGAAACCAATGGAGGTCAAGAACGAAGAGCGCCTTGCTGACCTGACTAAGCGTTACTTTGCGGCTAAGAAGACTGCTGACGAAATTCTGCTGGGCAAACCAGAAGAAGATACAAAGGGCGCTACCCGCGCCCCTATTGCAGAGAACGTCAAAGACATGAAGGGCGCCATGCGCACACTGGCGCGTGACGAGAAGAACTCAGACATTAAACCGTTGATTAAGCAAAACCAAAAGCTTAAGAGTGCGTCGTCTGAGGAACAGCGTGTCCGTAGAGCGGCTGAAGGTTTTGCCAAGAAAGACCGTTTGGTAACCATGTACTCTAAGGGTTCGCCTGAGTACAACAAGGCTTTGAAAGAAGTTACTGGCGGTTACGTTAAGCGTTTGATTGACAGTTCTGATGACACAGACGGCACAGTGTTTCGTGTGGAAGCGGAGGCGGTTATAAACCCCATAGCTGAAGCAGAGGCTAAAGCTATTGCAGACAAGTTTGCAAGCAAATTACCAAAAGACGTAAAGTTTATTTACGCCCCGACACTCAGTCAGGCGCCAGTCAAGTATTTGAAAGCGTTATCTAACGCCGGTGTAAATGTAGAAAAGTCATCTGTCAAAGGCGGTGTGCTACCTGACGGCACGATTGTTGTTATTGGCGATCAGCACACTGACGCGCTGGACTTAGAGAAGACGTTAATTCACGAAGCCATAGGCCACTATGGTGTAGATATTGTGCTTGGCCCCCAAGGTATGATGGACTTGACCAAAGCCATTCGTACTACGGAAGGCGGCATTTACGGCATGGCCAAA